CCTTTACAGATGCATAAAAGCCCATTAGACGCTTATGTTCTTCTGGGCTTAGTACTGCGAATTCTGTTGTAATGGTATATTGAGGATATTGCCAAGTTGTCATGGTTCGTACTCGACCACTGCCAGTACGTTTAATCTTGGTGTCCCATTTTTGAGCCTTTGTAGACTTCCATGCAAGGGTTCTAATATCTGGAAATTTTAATAAATCAGCCATTACCATGTACCCTCCGTAGCCACAAATTCCCTATTTTGATTAACTAAAAACTGTCGCAAAGAACGACCTGCCGAATTCTCTAACCAATCACCAAACGAATGAGCGTCCATAGCGGATACGTTAAACGTAATGCCACCAGTAGCACCACCACCGGCACGTGCTATGCCTGCACCCATTTCGTCATATGTGCTTTCACTTAAAGGTAATACGGCCTCTTTATATTTACCCTCGCCAATCTCAGCATAAGTTGAGCCATAGGCCACACCACCGTTTGCCATTTTAGGTAAGTCTAACTTTGCGGATCCTAAAGATGCAAAACTTGTTGCACCATTAGCAAGTGAAAGCCCTGCTCCTGCGGTAGTATTAGCCGTCCATGCAGCCATGCCAGCGATAGCACTTGCACCAAATGTAGCCATAGATACTTGTTGAGCCAATGCAGACCATGCCGGATATTGAGCGTTAGCTGCAGCAATACTGGTTGTAGTTTCTTGCGATTGCATCATTTTACTGAATACGGCTTTTTTAACCATAGCCGCTATCCAACTTGCAATAAAATCTGCAATAGTCTTTAAAATAGCTTTACCAATATTTTGAATGGCACTCATTAAAGAGGTAGTGCCTTGAATAAGACCTGAAATGCCACTCTGCATGCTATCTATACCGGCGTTTAAAGCGTCAATCAATAGTTGCTGTCCATTCCAATGAGCGTCGATTGTGGCTTGTTTCCACTCCTCCATGAGCTGTTTTTTGGCGTCGTAGTGCTGTTGCTCTGCAATATATTCATCACTTAATGCAGCTTGTAACGCATCGAAGTTCTGAGTTCGCATAGCCTCATCAATAGCATATTTCTCGTTTACCAACTCAGTATGTTGCTGTAAAGCCTTTTTATTATATTCTTCTTGTGCTGCTAACAACTCCTCATTTTTCCTTTGCTCGTAGGAGATTTGTCCGTCAGCACTCATTTCGAATTCAATACCTCGTTGTTTTAACAGATCAATATGATGTTGTTGCTCCATTTTGTCCATTTTCATGAACTTATCAACCATATCTGCATAACGGTCCTCGATTTCGTCAATAGCATTTTCATAGTCATTTTTTAACTGCACGGCAGGAGATACATTCCCTGTACTATCTTTACTAGCGGTTTTAAACGCAAAATCTTGTTGCATATCACGAATACCAGTTTCAATGGCACGTAGTTTTGTCATTTCCTCCTGTTTCGCCTTGATACGCTTTTCTGCATAAACTTCATCAAGTAATTTCAAGTCCTCGTGGTAATTTTCATTAGCGGTTTTTGACTTTTCAAGTTCTTCTCGCTCCTTTTGGTATTGTAGTTTGATTAACTCTACTTGATTGCCTTGCATTTCTAGGAAAGATTGCAAGATTTTTTCGTGAATTTGTTTAGCCTCTTTTGCTAGATCTTCACCCTTGCCACCTTTACCACCTCCACCGCCTTTGCCACCGGAGCCACCACCGGAAGTGTCGCCACCTCCATCGCCTCCGCCACCAAGTTCGCCACCTCCACCAGATAAGCCTGAGGTGATTTGCCCCATAATATCACCGGCAGTATTGACGATACTTTGTGCAGTATCAGCGGAAATTGTATCTACTTGTTGAATAGCAGTAAACGTGCCACCAAAGAACTTTGCAACCTTATCGCCTACGCTATTAAGTTTAGCGATTAACCAGTTAAGAGCCTCAATGATTTTATTTACGCCCCAAACGGCTGTATGAACGATAGTGGAAAATACTTCGCTTAGCGTTTCACTAAAACCACCTGCCGCAGCCCTAGATAGACCAAATACAGCGACAAGCGTCATTAATGCACCTACAAATATAGGGATAGGGTTTGCCATCATGATTGCGTTAAGAATTGCTGTAGCACCACTCAATGCAAGTGTAGCCACCTTTGCCACACCCATCGCAACCGCACTGGCAATATTCGCAGTCCTAATAGCCATAATTACGGCTTGTGTAGTCATTGCAATGGCTCTAAAAGCACCAAACGCAAGACCTACCGCACCAATAGCACCGCCCAAGATTACGCTTGCAGCAGTAACCAAAGTTGTGCGAACAGTCAATAAAGCAAGCATTGTATTATGACTTGCTATAATCGCTTTTTGTGCTAAAAATGCAGCACTTACACCAATAATAGCGGCAGTAATCAAAGGCATTGATGTTACGAATAACTGTACAAAGCTAGATACGATATTTTTAATGGTGGTGATAACCACGCTTAGGCCACTAAAAGCACCTTTAATAATTGCGATAGATACTTGTGCAGCTGCAGCTACTACTTTAAAAGAAAACGCCAATTCGTTTAACACGCTCATAAATGCATCGGAACTTGTCATATTGCCTAGTTCCTCCATTACTGGTTGGAACGCAGCAATAAGATCATTCTGCAATTTAGTTCCTATATCTTGGAATGTCATAGGAATTTCTGCGAATTTTGCGTTTGTTTCTTCTGCACTATTAAATAACGCATTCTTAATAATGTCAGCAGTAATAAGACCTTGCGAGCTCATTTCTTTTAATTGCCCTACAGATAGCCCCATTTCTTGTGCGATACTTTGTGCCAACATCGGAGCGTTCTCCATAATAGAACGGAATTCGTCGCCCTGTAACTTACCTGCTGCCATAGCTTGCGTTAATTGGTACATAGCGGATGTAGTTTCTTGTACGCCTGCACCTGCAATTTTAAATTGCTTATTTAACTGTTCAACAAAATAAATGGCCTCATCATTGGAGGTGAAAGCGTCTTTTGCTAACAAATTTAGTTTTGCAACGCTATCAGCCATATCTAAAAAGCTACCACGTGAACGATTGGCGGCAGAAAATACCTTATCCATAATTTCGGCGGTACTTTGACTGCCGTCATTGATAAGATCAATACGAGCCCTTAATTGCGTTAATTGGTCCGTTGTCTTAACTGCACTAACGGCCATATCTTTTAACGCCCTACCGGCTGCCTCAATGCCCATCGCAGCACCAGCGAATGCAGCACCAGACTTTGCAGCGTTCATAAGTCCCGGAATTTCAACCCCAAAGACCTTTTGAGCTTTATTTCTTACGCTATCAAGCGAATTAGAAATGCTTTTGCCAAGTGCTTGCTCAGCTTTCCTTGCTACTCTATCAAGTGCCTGTTCAGCACCATTAGACGAGCCAACAATTTTGACATTAATTTGACTTTCGGCCATATGCTATATCTCACCTCCCTCTTGTCTGAATTCTTCCATGAATAACTTTTCTTCGTTTTTGCGTTTAGCTAATGTCATTGGATGTAATTGTTTCATAATATCTTCTACAGTCAATTTGCGTTTGCCTGCGATATGCACATTCGTCATTAGGCACGCAAAATACGCTTGCTTACGGTCCTCTATTTCCGTTCTAAACTCATAACCCTCGGCAAGTTTGTAATATTCCATAGGGCTTAAATTCATGAATTCCCACGGTTTAAGATTAAGCGGACCATAGGCCATGCGTTCCGCTTTCGTTATCCATACTTTAAAAGAGGGGGCTGTGTCGCCCCCTCTTAGTTTTTTGTTTCGTTTTCAGCCTCGACCTCGGAGCGTGCTTGCTCATCGGCCTCATCTGGGAATAATGCGTAATATGCAGCTTTACCAAATACACCACTACCAATAAGGGCTTGCACAATTAACTGTACAAGGTCGGCATATTGGACTGTTCCCTCGTCAAAGAGTTCTTGCAATTTATCTTGGTAATAGATGTAATCACGCTTTTTGCCATGGTGTTTCATACCTACGACCAATGCAGTGATAAGCTGATTAAACGTCATTGTGCCACTTTGTACCGCTTTAAAAATAGGCTCACCCCATAGCTGTTCCAACTCAGCAATACGACCAATGTTGAAATAGATAGTTTCGCCCATAGCGAATAGATCACAATTAATTTTTTTCATTATAAACACGCTCCTTGTAAATAGTTAATTAGGGTTTTTTCAATTCAGACAATGGACCTGCACCATTCAATGTGCCTTTATATGTAGCCACATCATCGTGCGGAGTACTTAAGGACAATTCTGTAATAGATGCATAGCCAGTCATGTAAGATTTATCCGGATATTCAAATTTTAAATGAACTTTTTCATCGTTTAAGAATGCTTTTTCAAGCAATGTCAAACTTTCTTCGTTTGGCATTAAAAGCGTTTCAAGGTCGATAGACCATTCTTTCATACCCGGAATAGTAACTTTCCAACCGCCACTGTCTTTACTAGATGCGTCGATAGAGTCTGCCTTACGAGATACATCGCCACTACGTTGACCGCCCAAGATAAGCCATTCAGCATTTGTAGTTTCGTCAGTGCCTACATTTAAATAGATAAGATAATTCTTGCCGGCTGTAGGCATTGCGGTTTGAGCCGGTTTGTATAATTTTTTTGGTGTTGCAGCTGGTGCCATTAGAAAATACCTCCGTTAGTTTTCTCTTTTAAATCAATAAGGCGAACCATAAAGCGATATTGCGTACCAACCAAAGGCCGTACACTATCATGGTCGCCAATTTTACTTGTGCATACTAAATCTATAATCTGATAGCCAGTATTCTGTAATATACATGCAGTTTCGTCTAATTCACCACAACGTTTGCGTAGATCATTAATGATTGCCTCGAACCTATCTTCCAAGTTAGCTATTAATTCGTAGCCTACTTCTAAATCTGGGTTGTCATTTCTGCCCCAAACCTCGATATATAGTTCTTGCTCCAATTCAGATTGAATGGAGTTATCACCCCTCGTAGTTTCCCCACGAATAACCATGATAACGCCATTTTCATCGACTTTCGCTGCTTGTGGTCGCATAGCACCTAGCATTACATTAAATGCAGCACCGCTATTGTCGATAGCAGATTTAATATGTTGCATTAATTCTAGCCACATGTTACCCCCTATATATTTCAACGGTACGATAACGAGCATACCTTTTCGCATCGCCTGTCAAATCTTCCGGAGTAATCTGCTTTTCTAAAATCTTAATGCGTTCATCAAGATATAATAATTTCTTGCTATAGAAATCATCTGTCGAACCGTCCCTTGTGTAAGCACCGGGCAACGCATAAGCCTTATCAAAGCATACAAAACGATATGTATATAGTTGTACTAGCTCATCTGCTAGATAACTTCTAATTACATCGCCTTGTGGAACTCCTAAACGCTTAGCGAATGCATAAAGTCCTTGCTCGGCACGTTCGACATGTTGTGGCAGTACCTCTTTGCCTAATAGCTCATCGGTGAACTGCATTTCCGTGTAGTCGTATAACATTTGAGCCCCCTATAATCGAATTCTAATTTCACGGTCTGTCTTTCCAAGCCAATCGCTCTTGCTTATATCTTCAAGTGCCATATTCGTAGCCCTTGCGAATGTAGCATATACATCGCCACGCTTACGATTAATAGCCTCATATAAGAATGGATCAGATTTGGTTCCCGGATGATGGACCTTTTTAGAAAATATAAAACCATTACCGGCCATAGGTGCCCATCGCAAAACACTTTTTGTCTTAGGACGAATAATATGAGGTCGTGTACCCTCATGGACAAACACCCCATAAGGTGCAGCCCTATCATCAAGATATACAACCCCAATATTATTGCCATTATTAAAGTCGAACCGTGTATCAATAGCACGTTCTAAATTGGCTGTTCTAGATGTAAAGTTATGCTTTGCCTGTGCCTCATCTTGCACCATAAAGGTGCTCGTTTTAACGGCCTGTCTCAACCGTCTTTCGAACACCTCAGCAGGTAACATGATTACGCCTCGGCTTTCTTACGGCCACCACGTTTAGGCTTTTCGTCTGTGTCCTCAGTATCGTCAGTTGGTTCTGTTTCCTCCAACTCCTCAACTGCAAAGCCCTCGGACATTAAACGTTCAATATCGTAATCTGTTTCTACGTATTGAACTTCATTAAAACGTACAAGTCTTGTCATTTAAAACACCCCTTAATTACGCACCAGTATTAACACGAATTGCAGCAAAACGATTTTTAGGGATCCACAAATCATGATACTTACGGTAGTCGATTTTCCAGGCATCCGCCTTTTGGTTTAATTCCGGAGTGAAAATACGTACTTTGTCTGTTTTAGATACCGCAATAGGTGCACGTTGTGGCATGATGATCCAGTTAATGTCTTTTGCACCTGTGTCTGCTTTAAAGCCACCTGCTTGTTGGTTTGCTGTTTTACCGTCATTGAATACGTAAGCAGTTTTCATACGTGCAGATGGAACGCCCAAGATAGGAATATCATTGAAAGATTTAACAGTAGTATTTACGGAGCCGTTTTTGAATTCGGCAACATTTAAATAACGATTGAATTTATCGGCATTATTCAAGATAGTACGCAATTTAGTGGACATAACGATAATTAAGCCCTCTTCTTCGCCTACTACGTCTTGAATTTCTGTGATTTCAGCCTCTAACTTTTCCAAGATAGTGGCAACGGCAGGAGTAAAACCAGTGGTAACCTTATTTTCTGCAGTAGCTAACGCAGAAATTTTAGAATAACGATAAGCGTCAATTTCCGGAATAACTTGTGTACGTTGGAACTCACCCATTACAGTGCCTGCAGTCGCAACGAAGTTAGTTTCATTTACGTCCATAGAGTCGAGTTGGAATGTACGACCACGGTCTTGTGTCATTTTGTAAGGGTTAAATTTCAAAGTAACGGAACCTTGATTAAAGCCCTCATCACGGTCGTACTTCGCAAGACCTTGCATAGATACTTCTGGAATATGTACAGTATCGCCTCCGTCATACTTTACTTGGCCTGCATTAGCCTCCATAAAAGCAGATGTTGCACCTGCCAACATTTGTGCGTCAAGCACAGTTTGGAATTGTTGAGAATATTGAAGTGTGTTAATTGCCATTTCGTATAGCCTCCATTAGTTAAATAATTAAAGTTTCACACCTGCTGCAGCAGCGAATTCATTCATTATAGTATCGCCATTACCACTATTGCCACCTTGTCCGCTACCTGTATTGCCAGTAGCTTTAACGGCCCACGTCTTACCTTGCAACCATTCAGTTGTACGGTCTTGAATAGATCCTATTGTGCCGTCCTCTTTTTCGTAGCCATAAGTTCCATCGGCTTGTACTTTAATGTCATTGGCAACCAATCTTGCAAACTCTTGCGGATCTACCGCATTTGCCTTAGTAAAGGCGTCAAGTGTTTGTGCCATAATTTCAGATTGAATACGCTTTGCCTCAGCCTCTTTTGCCTTAGTTTCAGCAAGCTCAAACTTTTCACTCATAGCCTTTAATTGCTTTTCGAGTGTTTTGTATTCTGGAGAATTAGCACCAGTATTGGCCCCTGCCGACTGCTCTAATTCGGTAACACGAGTTGTTAACGTATCACGTTCACCGGTTAACTCCGTGATTTGTTGTTGTAGTTTTTCACGTGTTGTCTTAGCCTCATTATTAAGACGAGACGTCTCCCCCTTAATAGCGGTGATAAGATCTTGACCGTTCTCCAATTGTTCGAGTGCTTGATAAACTTCTGCGATGTTCATGTCGTAACCTCCGTAATAACATGAGAAAACTATATGTAATAGGCCTCTGCCTAATTACACCAATAAAAATACGCCCAATCATCACACATGAAAGGGCGTAAACAAAAAGCACATGCAACTATGCATGTGCTTAAAAATTATATTTTTTTAACATTTCGTCGATTTGTTCCTGTTCTTCTTTAGTAATTGTTTTATCAGGATTTTTAGTTACAGGTAAATCAGCGTATTGGCTATCATCTGCCAATAAGATTGGTATATTTTTATTTTTTTTAGGCTTATTTTTCTTCATATTCTAAAACCCCCTTTTTTACAAGCCCTTGCATAACTGCCTCCATAGATTTCCATGGCGATTGATATTGCTTAATACCATTATACAACGACTTCATATCCTTTACAACTTCGTCTATATCTATACTTCTATTAATATTTTTTATTTGATATACATTACACATACTATCGACCAGAACAGCACTATGAACACTGCTGTTTCTTAAATAACTTTCTATATCAGTGGTAGAAAAAGTAATGTTCTTAGGGTGATTATGTATTACTACATACTGATTTATTGGTGTTTTATCATTATTAGGAAAATAAATGCCTACGTTGTCTGAACCTATTTTGCCAATATTTTCTTTACCAGTTGTTTCTGTTGCTAAATCAATCATTATGCCACGTTCTCGATTATAACCATTTGCAACATTTAAGCATGTTATACATTCTGAGTATATTAGTTTAGTTATATTTTTTGAATAGCCTAATTCGTTATATTTATCACGATACGCCTTATTGTTTATAACGTTTGTGTCAATAATATAATCAGAGTTTATACTGCCTCCCTTTGGAGGGTGTAGTTTTACAGTATTTTTAGGCATTTCTTGCGACATAACAGGAGCCCTTGCATTGAAAGTATTAGACGTCCAACCTTTTGCAATGTTTTGCCATGTCTCTTTGCCAGTTAAGACCTGTTCACGGCCATTAACACCGAGCAACACTTCTTGATGTTTCTTAGACAAAGATTTTATGTATTCTAACCCTGCCTGTTCAGGGTTAGTATGTCTTTTATTAACATCAATATCAAGTTCGGTTAAAGGCTTAATATGACACATACAATGCGGATGTGCAGGCAGTCGAGGGAACTTATCCTTTGGATAAACCCCTTTGCCAAGTCCGTATAGATCAGCATTCGCATAAAAGTCGCATATGTCATACCGAGGATGCCTACTTGATAACTTCCATTGAAAAGCGACGATATCATCATCGTCAAGAAATCTATTCATCTGTCCGTCAGCGTAAGCCCTTGCATTTTCCGTTCGTGCTATCCGCTCAGCATGATAACGTGCTTTTTCTTGCGTGGCACTATAAATTGCTTTTTGCAATCTAACTTCGTTGCCATCTTCAACGGCTGCAGCTACTTCATTATATGCAGCCCTAACATAAGGAGTATCAAGCCTTGCTATTTTACCTTTAACGCTACGTAATAACTCACGTTCCTTACGCTTAGCCTCTGGAGTAGCCTCACCACTTATATTTATATCGGATAGCTTACTAAGAAATTTAGGTATACTGGCCTCCGGAATTATACCACCCTTACCATAGCCATCGAATATTGATTTCGCTAACCCCTTTACAGTCTTATTTGTTTTTAATGCCTGCTTAATTGTGTCAGCTACTTCATTTCGTATAGTACTTGACCGTCTATATAAACGTTTAGAAAGTGTAAGATCATCACTTGCCCAACTTTCTGACATAGCCTGTGAGATACTTTTAGCGGAGTATGGAACATTATCCCCATACCCTGCCATAAAAGTATTAACCAGTTCAGCTTGTAAAGTAGCTTTCATCATATCCATAACAGGATATTTTGAATATGCCTTTCTAACAGCCTCGTTAGGCGTAAGCCCTAGTGATAACTGCACTTTAACTTCATTTTCAAAGCTATCTATCGCCTTGTTTATCTCCCTTTGCGTTCTCATCTTCCGCACCGCCCTCTACATCGTCATTATGATATGTTTCATCTTGCTCCTGTCGTTGAACGCTTTCTTCAATTTCAGCGATAATATCGTCAAACGTATCTGACTCAATATTAGGCAAGTAGCTATCTAATACCTTTTTGCCTGTTTCAACTTTAAGAGTGTTGCTGCCTAGTCCAAGATCTAACACGGCCTGAGATTGCGCAAGGCTATCTGCAATATCATTAATTTTGAATTCACGAGGATAATCACACTTATAATTTACGTTCGTGCCTGTCCATAGCTCAAACAATTCAATAATATCGTTTTCAGCACTTTCACACTGTACGGAGAAGTCTGCCAAGCGTTGGTTTGTACGTTCAAAGTCCCATTGCTTAGCGACACCGCTTTTTGCCTCCTGTACACCTATTACAGAATTAATGCCGGATAGGCGATACATATCATCGACAAGCATTTTAATTACCGCCATGATAATCTCTGCCGGACCTCTATCTGGTGCAATAAAAGCCGGTGCATGGCTACTTTCTGCAGGGTACAACAACACATTATTTGTACCTAGCGTAATATCATCAACGCCCTGCCCGTTATCCGGTAGTGTCAATGTATTAAAAGTCTGCATATTAAGTATTTGAGTTAATAGAGAACATAGATGATACACTTGATGATTTGTTTTAGCTTGAGTCAAGTATTCTGGTGGAGGTAGAATATCATTTTTACGAGATGAACGACCAAACCATTGAACGATTGGAACTTTGCCAAGATTATGATCACCAGTAGCAATGACTTTTTTCTCATCGTTCTTCAATGTCCAAGATGTTCGTGTCCATTCATGGTACTGGGCTTTTGCTTGTCCCTCATCATCAAATACAGTTGTTGAGTATGCAAAGAAATCAAGTTCGCCAATATCATTTGTAAGCCATTTATATACGCTTTTTGGCTCAATAGCGACCAAATAAGGTAGTTGCCTATTATTTACTTGGTCGGCAACTGTTTCGCCTATTTCAGATACATTATCGACTAGAATATACATAACGCTATATATTTTGGCTTGCGTAGCATTATAACGCATAAACTCTTGAAGTGTAGTTCCTAATCGGTCTACATCATTAAGAAATGTTTCAAATAATTCACTTTCGTTATAATCACGAGAAATCGTATCTTTAAAAATGGGATCTACACACGCATTAATGATAGGTGCAGTATGATTTAGGAAATAAGATAATTGTTGTCTAAAGGTGTAATTTGCAGAACTTTCCCTAGGGTGTTTTTGTAATGCACCACCAGCTGCAAACATTCCGGTACCGTAATAAGCGTCATGCAGTAACTCATATTCGCTATTACGCATATTGGTTAATATAGCCATGTAATAAGCCTCCTAATAAATATCAACTTTGCCGGTTTTAACCACAGCAAATTTCTCAAATGCATACCTCATAGCATCCATTAAATGGTTATTTTCATCTTCAGGCTTGCCGGTATACTTACCAAATCTATCTTTCCCCCATTGGTATTGGCTGATTTCTGTAAGAAAGTTAACACATCTAGGGTGCACTATAATTTCATAATCCTGGATGCGCTGTATACCATTCAGAATACTATCTGCACCTTTTTTAGATGCCCGAGTTCGAGTCAATCCAAATTCTCTCAACTCGGCTATGCTTTTAGGCTCGGCACAATCAGCAATAATAGCCTCTTTCGCATATCCCAAACGCTTTACTCGTTCAGCTAGTGCACTGTTAGTGAGAGCGAGTTCGTAGAGCTCATCGAACACATACAGTCGTCGTTCTGCAGAATCAACGACACCACAGAAGAGAGCTGTCGGGTCTGTAGTGTAACCAAAATCCAAGCCGAATATAGCTTTGACCTCTGGTAACTTGCGTATTTCATCAATACTGAACTCTTGTTCTTTCCAGTTTTCATAAACCAGGCCCTCAACAACGCCCCAGTTGCCGAGCCCTGCTACTTGGTACCGCTTAGGGTTTTTCTTCATCTCTTCGAACAATACTAAGTCGGAGTTACTCAGGAACTCGTTACACAGGTAATTCGTAGTCATGGCTAGCACGTTTTCACTAGGTTCATCAAAAAATCGTTTCTTTAACCAGTGCCTATCGGACCACGGGTTAAAAGTTAAGACTACCTGGTGATACAAACCGTCAGGCAACTGGCCACGAATAGACTCATCCAGTCGATCGAAGGCATCTTCACTCATAATCTCGTAAGCTTCTTCAATCCACAGCCTACACAGCGCCCCAACTTCAACAGTAATGGATGTTACCTTTAAAGGATCATCGAGACCACGAAATAGAATCTTCTGTCCTGTTGGAATATACGTTATCTCAAGTGGCGATACAGAACATTTGAAGTACCGCTCTACCTTTAACTGGCGCATAGCCCATTTGAGTTGCGCGAAACAACTGTCTCGCAAAGTCCGTTCTGTCTTACGAACGACTAGCCAGTTTATACAAGGGTTCTCCATTATCTCCATAATAACTTTTAGAGACTGTGTAGAAGACTTCTTACTGGCACGACTGCCCTTGACTACTTTATAACGACCTTTGAACCGCCAAAAAGCACCGTATCCCTTGCCTACGATATCAGGCAAGTACACTCTATTAGTCTGCAATATCGTCACCACCTACGATGAGTACAGGCTTAATATCGATAGTTGTATCACCGCTAAGTATTCTATGGCGTTTAGCCATTAGCTCCAGTGCTTTTAGTCTCGACTTCTCGTCAGGTGGTTTATCGATAATTCGAGCTTCGGAATATCCTTCCCCTGTACCTTCGATAACGACGTGTTTTTCATTTGAGAGCCCCAGGGCAATTCTTGTTAACTCATACTCGACCTGCTGCGCCGTCATGATGTTTTCATTAAAGTAGGCTTCCCGTAATTCTGCGACCCTCGTTTTTATATCAACATTTGACAACAATCGGCTGCCTATTCTATTGGCGGTTTTCTCAGAATAACCAGTTCGAATAGCGGCTTGTGTCGCATTCATATCTTTGATGTACTCATGACAAAACTTTTCGTGTCGTTTATTTGTTAATGCAGCCACTATCTCACCTCCTGGCTATCTTAATACATCACGGCTGTTTCTCTTAAATCGGCCGTGAGAACGAGTGCATAATCCACAATTACTTTTATGTGCTTGATCATGTGTGATATAAGTTTGACACAGTCCATCATATTCAATTAGTTGTGCTGTGCAAACGCCGTTTTTGTTATTAAGGCATTTACGTTTAATGCATTTGACTTTTGTGCTCATACCTTCTCACCTTTAATACATTTGTACGCTCAAATCCGATGACTAGTTGGTTGTTGTTAGGCTATATAGTTGTTGGAGGACTTATAGTCTAGTCATCAGATGTCAGCGTACAACGATACAGGGCAAGCTCATAATGTATAAGCTTAAAACGTATGTGGACATATTCGGCTCGCCCTGGTTTCATTGTGCAGTAAATTTCATTTTTACATATTCCCTCTCCTTAGCTTACGCGATCGCCTACATCATAAATAGGGGCCCCTATATTTACAATGCTACATACAACAAAAAGCACGGTCGTCATCACCGTGCTTTTTGCTGAGTTGTGTATAAGAGAGGATTTGTGTTAGATGACTAATGACACCTTTCACAACTACATTATACTATGTCAAGTCGGTTCATTTAAGTCCAAAGTACTCCAAAACAGTCCAAAGTACTCCACTATGAAAGTAGCTCCCCTAATTCGTTCAATGCTTTATTTTTTAAATTGAAGTAACTGCTCTTTTCGTAATATATCATCGCTTGCACTTTCTTAGGAAACGCCCCATTAATGTACTCTTGCACTAATATAATACGCCCTGGTATGCATTCTACCTTTTCAATTAAAGCCCTCGCTTCTTCCCTTTTAGCAATAAGCTTTGCTATCTCCCTTTTCTTGGCATCTACCGTATCAACAAGTCTAGCCACATCCCTTTCAAGCCCTGCCGGCGTACCCCCTCCGGATACTCGGTCTTTGGAATAATCAATCGCCGATAAGGTGATGATATCATACTGCAGTTTGCGAATATCATGCCGTAGCGATTGAATACGTATGGCAATCATCTTTATATCTTGCAGATACGCAGTCGCCTTTTCTTTATAGTCACTCATGCTGCATTACCTCATTGATATAGCGGTCTAAATACCACCGCGCTTTTTTTAGGTCTTCAAGTTTATCGCCCTTGTGCCCTGCTCGTGCGATGTACTTGATAACATTACCTAGATGATATGGAAGCTGTTGATCCTCGATAAAATCGATAACCTCGATATTACCGCGTGTGTAGTGTGAAGGATGATTGATGACATCTTCTTTCTTAGGTGTCACCTTAACTTCCGGCTCCTCGATAGCTTTCACTATCTTTTCTGCAATAGTTTGCACTGTCTCTTCCTTTTTCTTAGGCACCTTAGAGTATTTAGGAAGACACTCTGGGCAATATTTAGGCCAACGGCCTTGCGCCTTTTCCTTTTTGTGAACGAATGTTACCCCGCATCCTTCACAGGTTAACTCTTTACTAACACCTCCTCCAGGCGGTGTCATTACTATTTCACACTTAGGGCAATAGTCCTCGTGTGTTTTTACTGTAAATGTGTCTCCGCATCGTCTGCATTTCTTTTGCATATCTCTACTCCTTATACAATTCTTTACGATATTTAATAGCTTCTAAGAGGGCGTCCTGCCCTGCTTCTTTGCGTTCTAACGCTTTCATAACCTGCTCATCCATCGTGCCTTTTGTTACTAGGTGGTGGATAATAACGGGCTGTGTTTGCCCTTGCCTGTGTAGTCTCGCATTAGCTTGTTGGTACTGTTCAAGGCTCCATGTCAGCCCATACCATACGATAATATTGCCACCAGCTTGTAGGTTTAGACCGTACCCTGCTGATGCGGGATGGGCCAGTAACATTTGAATCTTGCCCTTGTTCCACTCAGCTACATCATCATCGGTCTTTAACTCAACGGCTTTCGGGAATGCTTCTTTAATTGCTTGAAGGTCATGTTTGAAGTTATAGAACACTAACATTGGTTTTCCTTCATTCGTTTCTACCAATTCTTTCAAGCGTTCAATCTTCTCGTTATGGACGACTACGATTTCACCTTCATCGTTATAAATGGATCCATTCGCCAGTTGTAACAATTTACCGGCGAGTGCTGCTGCATTTAAGGCGCTTATGTCGTCATCATCTACGATACTTAGCACGTGCTCACGTTCCATCTGCTTATAGAGTTCCCATTCTTTAGGACTCATTTCTACAGTAATTACGTTTTCAATGCGCTCAGGTAGTTTGAGATAGTCCTTAGCTTTTAAGCTCATACAAACGTCTTGGATTTTACCAAATATCGCCTTATCGCCACCTGGTAGTAATCGGTAGCTATACACGACGTGGCCGTTTGTTTTGTCTGGTGTAAAGTAACGGCATCGGAACTCGGTAAGCGTTTTTCCTAATCGGTCACCGCCATCTAGTAAGTACATCTGCGCCCAAATATCCATTAAGGTATTCGGTGCTGGCGTACCGGTTAAAATCACGATGCGTTTAAAGAGAGGTCTCATTTTACGCATAGCCTTAAACCGTTTAGCCTGTGGGTTCTTAAAAGAAGAACTTTCATCGATCACTAACATGTCAAAAGGGAATTTCTTTTTCGGTTTCCCGAAATAGTAGTCATATAACCACTGCACGTTCTCACGATTTATCACATAAATGTCAGACTCACTATTAAGGGCGTGTATGCGTTCTTTCTCAGAACCCAATACTTTGGCCACTGTCAGACATCTTGTAGCACTCCACTTTTGTGTTTCTTGCGCCCAGGTAGATTCTGCTACCTTCTTAGGTGCAATGAGTAACACTTTTTTAATATCAAAGTAGTCATACACAAGCTTCTCTATCGCAATTAACGTAGAGATTGTCTTCCCCAGGCCCATGTCTAATAAGAGTCCGTAGTGCGAATGGTCAATTATCCGTTGAATAGCAATCTCTTGGTACTCGTGTGGATGAAAGTCCATGAATTACCCTTTCTATATCGTCTAAAAATAACTTGGCCTCCAGCTTCCCTGTTAAGACAAATACCAAAGCACCCTGCTTACGCAACCTTGAAATCTGTACTCGTTGATTAGCCATTAACTTTCCTTGTGTGGACTTCAACTCGATAAAGATAACACTGCCTCCGGGGAGTATTACAATCCGATCAGGTACACCATCATTTCCAGGTGACACGAATTTCATATATATGCATCCCAGTTTTTTGAGTTGATTTCCTAACCAACGTTCGATATCTTTTTCTATTGTTCTCACCTCGTTCTCAATAAATAATCGGCAACAGGCCTCATCCTATATAAAATCTGGCTCCATCGGGGTTGTGTTGCCGATGTTTTGTTTTTTTTACTCATATATATATATACGCGTATTTGCGTTTTTTACGTGTATACGTATACAAGCACTTATTCATATATTTATTATTTTTAATTAATAGTAAATAATAGAAAACATCGGCAACAAATTGCATTTAAGATAGATAACAACTACACTAAACGTGTTGCCGATTTTGTTGCCACACGTGTTGCCGTTGCCGATTTTTTAGCTTATATCAAAGTTCATCGATGTATAGGCGTGTATAAAAATTATTTCGATAAACATCAATATATGAAAATTAGCTAATCGGCAACAAAAATCGGCAACACGATTATTTACGATTTTTAGATATCGTTTTAGCCTTATTTTGAAGAGTGCTTGCATCCCTAATAAACGCTCTTTGAACGCCATATAATTTACCAAAGCGCATCTTCCCAACGCTCTTTGAATAAGGACTCCACCCTTTAATAGACTGCAAAATGTCAATGATTTCTCTTGCTTTTGCGTTCTGCAGGTTCTTCCTGTCGCCCTCCATCACTTCACACCATATCTCAAGGGCACAAACCCGCTCCCGCTGCACTGAACCACAATAATCGTCGTCGCCATAGTTCCGGATATACTCCCTGCGATCGTAGATATCTTTAGACTCCCAATCTTCAGGTAGTTCCATCTCGAGGTATTCCTCAATGAGTCCTACAAGTTCACCGCCTTCAGTATGCGATAGTTGGATTCTAAGAGCTTCTTCTTCAAGTTCGCCCTCTAATACAAGAGGTTCACCTTCTGCCCAATACGTGAACGCTTCCGCCCATAATTGGTCAATTTCGTCCTTTGACAACTCCCAGGCGTTCTTAGTCTTGCGGTCCTTATCACCAGTGATTGGCCAGAATCGGCGGTTACCAGTGCGGTCCTTTAAGAACATAAGATTATTAGTAGAACCAGCGAATACACACTGGCGTGGATACTCTTCTGTTCGTCTACCGTAAGGTGACCGGAACCGGTCAGAGGTACGGCTGATAAAGGCCTTAACGATTTCATTATCGTTCTTGTAAGTCGGTGCGAGTTCCGCAAGCTCATTGATCCATGAACCTTGAATTTGTTCGAGAGCATCTTTGGTTTTGATGTCAACGAGCGAGTTGTTAAACCATTTACGGCCTAACCGTTCTAGGATTAATGATTTACCAAGACCTTGAGAGCCATATAACACAATCGCCGTATCAAACTTAACGCCAGGTTCCATTACTCGTGCGATGGCACCGCACATCCATTTTCGGGTAACAGCCCTAATGTAATCGGTATCCTCGGCGCCGATGTAATCGATAAATAGAGTATCGACTCTACATTCACCGTCCCAAGTTAAGCCAGTTAAGTACTGGCGTACCGGATGGAATTTATTATCTTGCGTTACTTCTTGCAAGGCATCGTCGATAATGCCCTTGCCCTTGATCAGGTATTTAGTAGCAAAGTAGTTACGTAGACACGCATCGTCCGTATCCGTCCAGTAAGGGGTTTCATCCTTATCGCGCCACGGAAGATCGTCAATCACGACTAACCGGTGTGCGAATTCGTCGAGCCGAATTTTACCTTTTAATGCAGGGTCATGTTTAAGTACTACCAAACAGTTGAACACATCAGATTCAGGCGTACCGTTTTTATCACGCTTTAGCTTTGACAAAAAGTCTTCGTCGTCCTCTGTGATATCCTCGAACTCCATATCCGCCATGCGTTCCTTATCGAGCAGGATTGGTGCTGCGCCGTCTTCGTTGACGAAGTCTATCATAGCCTTATAGCTTGGTAATTTAGTAACTGCAGTCGCAGGGTCTTCGCCAATATCTTTGGCACCGAATAGGTGAATGCGAACCAGGTCAAATGCATTAACAAGTTTACCGCTGATAGGGTCGGTCGCATGGTTCGAATAGGCGAAGGTGTCGTTATCATAAATAACTAAGCCACCTACTGAGCTACCATCCGTATAGGTGTATCGGCCTTCAAATTGTGTTGGCTCATACACTCCAGGAAGGAACTTTTCTATCGCTTCCGTGATACTATAACACCTACAAAAGGCGCCAAGTAAACCCTTTTTCTCTAATGGGTTGCCTTGTTTCTTGGCCGCATCAAGGCGAATTTGTGATTCCTTTTCGGACGTTGGCCAAAGACTCGTATCTCGCCAATCACGATATGTGCTTAGACACTGATCAACAGATACTAGGTTGCCTTCACCTCGTTGATATACATACTCGACATCCTTTGGGCAACTTGGCCAGTACATCAGACGTTCTGCCTGGTGCGTGGATGGGTCAAACGACTCAATCCCGATATTATCCGCAATCCGTCTTGAGACCGCCTGGTACTCATCGGGCTTCATCGCTCTATCGACAGGGATGATTACGCGATATCGTGGATTAGTATCCGTGTGACTGTGTGTACTGTATAGTACGTACTCCATTCCGCCTAATTCCATGTCGAGTTCTAATAGGAAGTCCTCACTAGGGTTATCCGCATCAAGAGTAATCAAGTACCGCTCTTTAACAGAGCCTCTAACCCGTCTACCATTTTTAGGTATATAACCACCTACAAAACCGCCGACGTCTTTCTTTTGGCCTTGATCAGCTTTAGACATCTTAGCGTATTCAGCAGCCGTTTCATTCGTTACAGTAGGTTCAGCCAATTTGTTGGCCAAAGCACTCCAAGTCATTTTCTGAGACTTCCAGCTACGGGCGGAGCGACTTCTGCCCGTAGCTATGATGATATTAGTATCCATATTACGTCGCTCCTCCCTTCGCAAAGTGGATGTCCCCTAAATATTTAGGTACTTGTAATCTATGCTTTTTAACCCATTGGCATACAGCATAATTAATGTTGTGATTATCTCGTACACCTCTGTTGTTTTTTAGCTTAGCCTGGTGTATTACTGTAAATGCTTCAGAGGTATCCGTAGGATTTACCTCAATACACGCTACCGGACGGCTGTTTTCAAACACACCAACAATAGCACATTTTTGCTCTTTAACTTTTTCTACATAGGTACCTACGCAGTTATTGAGTTGAACACCTAGTCGAATTATATCTTGTGTTGTTTTAACCACAGCAAAATCTAGACCACCAACGGAGTCTATTAATTTTTTATGTAGCGAGCTGCGTTGTACTGGAACATTTTCTGCTTTTTCAAATTCGGATATACACACAATCTCGTCATGCAGATCCTTAATTTGAATACGTCTAGCCCAAATCTCTTTTTTCCTAGCTCTTGATAATCGGTTATACATATCTGCAGTATCTTTTACTTCCGAATAGGAGTCAGCATTTTTTAAGAATAATAGAACTCGACGTTCGCCATATTGATGGCTCATAAGTTTGAGAAAAGCGGTAACAGTAAGCAAGGCCCGCTCATCATTCCATATAGGCCAAGATTGGATATACCTGGTTTTTCCACCTTCCTCTGCCACAAGGTCCGTGAATGCTTTCTGATAATCCATGCTTTTGAATACCTTGCTAGCAGTTTGGATCACCTTGATATAGAAGAAAGGACGGATAGTTAATAATTTCCGAACCCAGCGCTTATCCGGTACTTTATAAAGCTGAATAAGAGCTTTGATAAACGGCACGCCGGCACTAGTTAACTCAGTAATAGCTGAGGTACTTGTTAACTTAGCCCCGAAAGGTCTGAAGTAGCTGTCGTGGTCTCTAACTAACTTGTCATTTAATGCAGGCGCATCCGGCGCGTGCATTTTCCACACTAGATTATGGAGTAAGTTATCGAGCGCGCCGTATTTGGACGATAGTAGTACACCTTGTCTGATTGGTTTAACTTGATACCCAACTCGTTTTGATAACTTAGCGAAGTAAGCTTGTTTTAGCACTTTAGCAAAAGTCTGCAGCTCTTTTTGATACTGAGACAATCGACAATTAGGAGTTGCTACTAGCCAGTGCAAGGGCAGCGATTTAGAGTAGAAGATAGATATATTAGGTTCAATTTCCGATACTATATCAGCGCGAGTACGTTTCTTTTGAACTAAAAATACCTTTCCTTGCCTAAAATCAAAGCGTAATATATCGATAAGATGAGGCTTGTATCCAGGGTAGATAGATTGTGTATCGTTATCGACATATACTGTGTGATAGTCAAATTTAACATCAAGGATTGTCCCCCGATCAATAACCGATAGTTCTATATCTAAAGGAACATTATCGTTACCGGAGGCATCGGCTACACAATCACCATCGATGCCTCTAGTACGGATTAACTCTCCACATTGTGGGCAATAGAACTCAGTTGATATATAAGGGTCTACTATTTTGCCCATCCCAGAAGATACTGATGGCCACAAGCAGGCAAATGATTGGCCGCAATCCACGTGGTAGTGTATAGCAGGTGCCCAAGTGTTCACTTGTTTGCGCCGCACTAGGTCGTACAGGCTTTGTACTTGTAGATTGAATAAGACCTTCATAAGGCGCTATCCTTTCTCTTATAACAAATCGTCTAAATCATCTTCTTCAGGAGTTTCCTCAACTACTGGAGCTTCTACTACAGGTTCTTCTTTCTTTTTAGTAGTACGTTTACGTTTTGGCTTTTCTTCTGCCGCCGGAGTAGCTTCAACTACAGGCTCTTCAGTCTTAGGTGCTTCGGTCTTTTTACCATTGAGTACTTTAAGACCTAAATCACAAGCAGCGATACAGCCTTCACAATACGCCATAGCGGAGTCTTTACGTTCACTAGCTGGCGCATCTTTTACGAGTTCATATAAACCGTCAATAGCTTCGCGTTGTTGTTGAATTTGTTGTTTTGAAAGTGTCATAAGAATTGTCCTCCTAATCCTTCATGTAGTAAGGGTTTTCAAACCCTGCTGCGTTTAATATGAGCCCTTCATTCCAGGGTTCAGGTTCACACATAATATCTATAACTTCTTCTAAACTGCCTTCGCCTATTGGCGCTTCGATAACCACTTCGTCGTGGATGTGGGCTACAATTTTGTACCCTGCTTTGGCCAGTCTGAGCATTGATGCGGCTAAGCAATCTCTTGCCACTGCCTGTACAATGTTTTCGACGAGCTTTCCGCCATAGGTTTCAACCCTGCCCCATGTATTCTTAACCTGATCCATACCGTCATACTCAATCGATTCGCTACCGAACCGGTTAAGCCCAAGTCTAGGTCTTGCATAAGCAAGTCTTCGACCGGACGGTAATTCGATGAACAGGAAGCCTTTCGATTTAAAGAATTTAATATTGCCTTGTCTGATTCGTATTGGTTCTCCTGTTCTCACGACTTGCTTTGCCGCGCTGTCTGCATCTTTCCAAAATCTCGTAATTCGTGGACTTGCTTGTCGCCACGCTTCGATGATACCCGGTAGCTCCTTTTCAGGAATCTCACCTTTAGTGTCCATCGCTTTCATAGCTCCTACGCCGCCACCATACCCTAGCGCTAATTCAGCTACCTTGCCCTTTTGCCGTAGGTGCCCATTAACACCGTGTTTCTCAACTGGTACGTGGAACATGCTGGACGCGGAAGCGCAATAGATGTCTCCGCCTTGAGCGAATACATCTTGGCGCCACTGCTCGTGAGCAAGCCAGGCGATAACACGGGCTTCAATAGCGCTAAAGTCGGCTACAATAAATCGGTGCCCATCCTCTGCTACAAGAGCAGTACGGATAAGTTGCTTAATCACATCACCAGGGTTTCCGTAGAGTAGGTCTAGCATTTCTACGTCTCTACTTTTTAGAACTTCCCTGGCCGTGTCCAAATCTTCTAGGTAGTTACGCGGGAGGTTTTGTAGTTGTACTACACGCCCTGCCCATCGTCCACTTCGCATAGCTCCGTAAAACTGAAGCATGCCATGGATGCGACCATCTGAGCATACAGCGTTTTTCATGGCCAAGTATTTTTTGATGGAGGAGTTACCGAGCACCTGTCTATTTTGCAGTACCTTGCGAACATCAGAGGGGATATCCTGCGTCAAGAGATTTGATACATCGTCTTTTCTCATTGTTTCTAGATCATATCCTAGTCTTGCCGTTAACCACTCTTTAAGTTGCATCGTACTGTTCGGATTCTCTAATCCGGTTAATATCTTGGATGACTCGGTAGCCTCCGCCACAATTTCGTCGTTACAAGCAAGCGCTGCATCGACGAGTTCCATATCTACTTTCACGCCTCGCCAGTTGATATCTTGGTCGAGTAACCAGTACTCGTGCTCGATGGCCGGTGGTTTCAGCGAAAGTAAGCGTTTACGAATTGCCTTTTCTACTACCACGTCCTGGCGGTTGTACTCAATGTATTCAGCCCATTTCTCAGGCGCATCCTCTGGCATATTTCGTGTCTTAGGATTCGCCTTAGTTGGTTTTCGTGGTACAGAGAAGAATTGAATTAGGCGTTTACCTCTTGAGTCTTTAGCTTCTCCTAATTTTAAAGCCTTAGACACATTGTCGAGACTTGCAGGTAAACTGCAGTATAACGCTAGTACAGAGGTACATTCCCAGTTCGTGTAGTCCGCATCAGGGAAGTACTTTTTTAGACAAAGCATTTCGAATGCTGCGTTGAATGCGGTCTTTGTAATTTCCTTGTTATACAAAGCGTCCACCACCCTTTCGGGTAGTGGATCCTTTGTCATATCAATTACTTCGACCGGCTCGTCATCGAAGCTGTAGGCAAAGAGCAGTATTTCAAATGTTGTATCATCAACGTATCGCTGCGCTCCATATTTAATAGGGCAGTCAGAATACGTTTCCACATCAATACTGAGCTCCATATTTTACTCCTTAGATGAATTCGTCATCGTCCATATCGCCTAAATCGTCGTCGCCGAAGTCATTAGCAGATACGTGAACGCCACCGAGGCGGTCACCATCTTTAACTTTACGAACACCATTTAGACCAAAGCCTACGCCTTTCTTACCGTTGAAGTTGTAAGCGAACACAGAAAGCGCTACCTGCGCGTATACACCAGAGTAGATTTCTTCTTCGATGTCGAATTGGTCCATCTTGATTTTGTCCCGAGTGAATACAATAGGTTGTTTATCGCTATTCGCATTAATGAAGAATTTACCAGCGTATGTTTCAGGTTGGTCAGCTACTGCTTCATCTGTATCGCCATCACGCAAGTTCAATTTAAGATATGCTGCTTTACCTTCAACCTTAGCTACTGCTTTTGGATCAGCCTTAAGTTCTTCAATCGCACGTTCAAATGCTTTGATTGTTTTCTTATCTGTTTTATCAATAATGATTTGGGAGCTATATTTTGCTTTGCCGTCGTCGTTTTTACGAGGTTGAGCAATGTTTGCATAGGAAAGTCTTACGATACCAGTTGTTAATTTAGCCATTGTTACGGTCTCCTTATTTCTTAAATGGGTTACAGTCATGTTCGAACCCTATTACTGTACTAAATAAATTATCTAATTCATCTTCGATGTCGGACCGCTCATCATCTAAAGCGGTCCATTTGTCGTCATCTTCCCATGGAGGTGAACCAAACGAGTTCTCCTCCAATGTATAAGACGCTTCTATTGCCTCGCACCTTGCATTTACAGCATAGTAGCGGACATGTAAGCTAGTAGCGTAAGCAATAGTAATTTGGTAGAGCTCATCGAAGTAGTGACCTCGTTCGCGGAGCTCTTTTGCGATTGCATTAACAGTCACGACGCGCATGTTATACCTCATCTTCAAATTCATTCATCATTGTTTCAACTGTATTAATTGCCGGGCGTTTATCGCTTTCCGGTACAAGTGTAGGCTTGCCTTCAGGCTTGTCGATATACGCTTCTAGGTATTCGGCAACGCCTTTTTTACCAAGAACCTTTTGCAGGTTAGTGATACCTTCGAGTTCTCGAGGCTTGAATATGTCTTCTTCCTTGTAGCCATTGTCGAGTAATGTTTTAGCGGCAGCGTCTGGATCCGTAATTGTACGTCTTGATGTACCTTCCACTAATTTATATCCAGGCCATTGCTTTTCACCCGATAAGGCTTTCTCGTACGCGAAATCGTAAACACCTTTAATCCACTTTGTGATTAAATCTTTCATCGTCAGGATGTCAGATACTTCGCTGTCAGTGAGTAATTGATTGAGCTTGCCCCCATTCTTATAGAATGTATCAAGGCAAGTATCTGCTAATGCTCGGCAGGTGTGCCGTGCTTTACAGAAGTTACAGTAATCGCAAGGCGTACATTCACCTATACCGTCCCAGGCGCGTTGCGCGATTGGTTTGATATCTTCGCCCCAATCAAGAAGTTCTTCAAGTGACATTTCATCGGTAGACACACTATCTAGTCTCGGTTGAACGATCGTCATACGAACAGTTTTAATGTCATATAAGTACTCGTTTACATCGTAAGCACCTAATGCGTAGAGTCGCATTTGCGTGTTTTCAACGGCGCTAACAGGAACGCCTTTACCATACTTCAGGTCAATCACTTCCAGGATGCCATCCGCTACGATGACCATGTCGCCGGTACCAAATCCCTCTGGTACCCAACGTGAGAAGTCTAGCCGTGCTTCAATCATAGCTTCCGCATCAGAGGAACGAGCACGGGCTTCGTTTACCTTCTCTTCGCAAATATCGACATACCGATTAACGGCTTCTACCATTTCAGTGGAGTAGTCGTCTAGCTTAGGGGCTTTTTTGCCCTCAAGCTTATGTCGGAGAATTGCTTCCGCCAGGTCATGCGCTACAGTGCCTTCCGCAGCATACGGAGATTGTTCATCAGGGAACATCGCTTCTAGTCTTGCTGAAGGAGTACATACTAGCCACCTGGCACTGCTTGAAGCACCTAGTAGGGCATGTTTCTTAGCCACGGCTATTCACCCATTCCATAATTTGAATACGTTGTTCATCGGTAGCAGATGTTACCTTTTCAGCGCCGATGCTATCTAAGAAGGCTTTGAATTCGCCTTTAGCTTTCGTTTTATCAGTAGCTTTTGCCATTACGTCTTTTACTGCTTCACGAGTTGCTTCAAGGCTTGGTACTGCTTTTTCAGGTTCCACAGTTGGAGCTGGTTCTTCTTCCTTAGGAGCAGGTGCTTCTTCTTTAACCGGTTCAGCTTTAGGAGCAGGAGTTTCTACTTTTGGGGCTTCCTTCTTAGCCGGCTTAACGTCATTAGTTGTCCAGTTTTCTACTTCTTTAACTGAAGTACCTACAATAGATTGATATAGGTCTTTCACTTCTTGTTCTAATTCAACTGCTTTGTCTACTGTGATTTTTAACTCGATCATTGTTCTGTTTCCTTTCGGTTTAACGATGTGATATACTTTAAATGGATATTTTTCTATGTGCCCTTTACGCATTGCCGTGCGTTGGGGCATTTTTTTTGTGCCTAACTGTTCGCATTCATCAGGAATGCAGTAATCTTTATCCGGGCACGTTGTACAGTCTCGCAATTTAATCACCTCCTTATACACATTTAAGAATCATGCGAATCTCTTGACCTACTAGAAGTCTATCCTTGAACGTATCTTGCGTTCTAAAGTCTTCCATGTAGACCTCAAGCATTTCGCGATATATTTGAGCCTTAAACGTTTCAGGAGTATCTACTACCTCCCGATACGGTTTAAGGATTTTAACTGGTGAACCAAAGGTGTAATCGATAAAACCTCGTATCTTCAATTTTGCTTTGATGTTACGGACTTTATCATTCGACCACCCTAGTAAAGCCATTACTTCTTCATTCGTTTGTACTCCGCTTTCGTTATAGGCGTTGTACAAAATTTCTTGTTCTGTCATTTCTGTTTCCTCTGTCTATATCTGTTTACGATTGGATGTATTTCTTTGCAGTTGTCACACACAATACGAGGCTCGCCTGTCAGGTAAGACCAGTTTGTATAAGGACTTTTTATTTTCTTATTGCAGACCTTGCAAAATTTATCTTTTGCCATATTCTTTTACTTCTTCTAGCCAGTAGCCTGCTAGCATCCAAAGAGTAATACCTAGCAGACCTTGGCAAATACCGGTCCACAAATCGATACGGTCTATATCAACCGATCCAACTGTTCCGACTACTAGAATTGCAGCGAGAATTCGCACTGCATAAATTACTTTCACCATGTTTACTCTCCTATTCGTGCCTGGCATCGTTTAGCAAGCCAAGCATTAAACGACTCAACGTGGATAAGACGTTTGCCACCACGCTTACCGATTTTCATGGACGGAAAGTCAAAATCTTGCGCCCATTCGCGGATGACCGTTTCCGGTACGCTAGCAAGCTCTGCAGCTTCCGCCACCGTAATGCACATCTTATTCATAACTACCTCCTATCTAACTTAGGGTTGTAGTAATCGGTTTCCCAAAAGTCATGACTTTCAGAATCATCGACACACAACGCATAGCAGATACCAACGACTGTCGACATTTGTACTGACCGGCCTTTGATAGCTCGATTTAATGTGTCCATCGAGATTTCAGCTTGTTTGATCAGCGCCGTCTTAGTCATGCCTAACTCGTTCATACGTTCCGTAATGGATTCGCCGAACATTCTGATTACGAATTGTTTCATAACCTATCCTCCGTAACGGTTTTCCGTTATTTCTTTTTAAAAAAAAGAGAATCAATAATTTCCATGTCTAGTTTTCCACAAGGCATGCCATTAGCAACCTTATCAATTTCTTTTTGTGTAAACGGAACTTTATTTGATAAGCGCTGCCCGAGTTGCGTCGTGCCTATGCCAAGGAATAGAGCAAAATCCTTGAGAGTACGGAAGTTACTTTTAATAAAATCTCGTAGATTAGTATAATCAAATTCCATATCTCCACCTCCTTTCATTATCGGCTTTCCGTAACTAAATGATACATCACTTCTATCGCTTTGTCTATCGGTTTTCCGTTTAAGTTTGGTTTAATATTTACATTTGACGGTTTTCCGTTTATAATAACTGTAAAGTTAGTCCTAGAGGAGAATGAATTATGAGTATCCAATTTATAAATCGTTTAAAAAGTGTCATGGCGGAGCATAAAATATCGCAAACCGAATTAGCAAAACGGACCGGTATTAGCCAATCTTCTATATCGGATTGGCTAAATAATAGATATGAACCTAAACAAGACAAGGTCTATCTCTTGGCAAATGCTTTAAATGTAAGCCCAGCATGGCTACTCGGATATGATGAGCCCAATCCGCATCAAGTGCAATCTATGTTCACCACTGCTCCGGCAGATAACGTTGAAGGCTACTACACAGACCGTGAAGCCGCAGACTTTGCCGAGTACCTACGCACACGTCCAGGGGCTCGTATGCTCTTCTCTGCCGCTAAAGATATAAGTAAGGAGGATTTAGAAAAAGCTGTTGAATATATAGAGCTTTTAAAATTAAAAAACAAATAATACACAAGGGAGAGTGTTATATTGGTTGTAAATTTGATTTACTGCGACTTGCCACATGCCAATGCCGTGTCAGAGGAATGTGAAGACGTCCATAATATCTATATAAACAAGAACCTCCCGCATGACCGCATGCGAGAGGAAATTAAGCACGAATTAATGCATATTATTAATGACGACTTCTATTTAGACCATCACGTTAATCTAGTAGAGCAAATGGTCCGTCGAACATGCATCGATGATACCGAACTGGAGAATATAGATTTCTACCATCATTATGTATCAGTGTTATAAGGGATTATATAAAAGGGAGATTTTAAAATGAAAAAATTGTTAGTATTAGCAGCACTAGTTACCACAATGAGTGTTTCCGTTGCATCCGCAAAAGAGTTTAACGGAGACCGCTGGCAGTGGTTCTATTCCAATTCTGACTACACAGGGAAAGTCGATTTAAACACATTGTCCTATGATCCTGAAACAGACACTGCCAAAGCCTGGGCTGTATGGTTACAAACTAAAGGTTTTCAAGAATTAAGAGAATATAATATTCACTTTGCCGATTCTTCTGTCACCATTACCCATTATTATGTTTATAGGAATGGTTCTGATACCGTTGTTAAGGAGGCCGCTGTAAATAACACTAGAACTCCTGCCCCTGGAAGTGGTGGCGAAGCACTCATTGCTTCAGTAAAAGGACTAGTAGGTCGTGACACTAAATTAGCAGACTACAAAAAGCAACAAGCTGCAGAGGCGCAAGCACGTGCGGAAGAAAAAGCACAACTTGAAAAGGCACAGCAGGAAGCCAGAATTGCACAGCAAAAAGAAGCAGAACGAAAAGCAAAACACGAACGCAATCGTAGCATCATTAGAGGGATTTTTGGGATATAAAAAAGCAGCTTTGTATGGTTTTAGTAGGAAGATATAAAGTGTGTATAACGAAGGAGGATCTGTATGGATTTAAAAAAGCCAGAAAACAAAGGTGCTTTAACATCGAAAATATCGGAGCTTGCAAATAACATAAGTACGTTTTTAAAAAACATACTAGGTTCAGACCAACACAAGGCGGCCCTACTTTATTATTGGCTACGCAATTATTTGAGATATATAAAACAAGAAGAAACTTTTAATCCTAAGTATTTTCCACAGTTCAAACCTGGTGATATAGTTAAAGTTGACTTCGGCTTTGGCATAGGGTCTGAATTTGGTGGCCTACATTATGCTATAGTACTTGCGCCTAGTAATTCTAAAAACAGTACAGTCACTGTTGTCCCTCTACGGTCTCTAAAACTGGGTAAAGAGAGCCCCAAAACACTATATAAATCAGACGTTTATTTGGGAACAGAATTGTTTACAGTTCTACTGGACGGGTCCGGGGAGATGCTGGACAAATGTAGCGCCTTTATAAATGATGTCGAAAATACAGATCCTAAGTCCATAACCACTAAAGATATTGCACGCTTTGAAAAACAGCTAGATGAAGCGAAAGACCTACTTGAAAAACATAATATAATTATGAATGAAGTATCACGGTTAAATGCTGGCACCGTCGCTATCGTCTCTCAAATCAGAACTGTAAGCAAAATACGCATACAAAACCCTAGGTACCCTAAAGATGCGCTTTATAATATGCGGGTAGATAAACAGGCTACTGATAAAATTCGAGCAGTTATGAAAGACTTATACAATATAAAGTAAAATTGTAATAAAGTCCAAAAATTGTTGATTTTTTTTAACATCTATTCTATAATGTAAGAACAAAGGGGTTTAGCCCCAAACTAAAATCATTATAAGCGGTTTAGCCGCAACTAAAGATGAGGTCTTGTTCTTATGGAACAGGACCTCATCTTTTTTGTTTATTATAAGGATTGAAGATATGGCTAAAAAACGAACCGATGGACGCTACCAGGTATCAAAGATGATAAACGGTAATCGTAAATACTTTTACGGTACCACCAAGAAAGCAGCTATTGCTGAACGTGATGCTTACGTTGAATCACTAGCGCAATGCGCTAACTATGATAATACCATTACAATAGAGAGATGGTGTGAGTATTGGATCCGACTTAAAAAGGATACCGTTTCACAGAACACCCTATCCTCTTACCAATATATTATTAAAACCTATATTGTGCCTTTCATAGGCTCGATACGACTAGTTGAGTTATCAGCATTAAACGTAAGAGCTTTAATGGATAGCATAAGCCACTTATCAGCACGGACCATCAGTTACACGCTAACCGTTCTTAGGGCTATCCTTAAACAGGCTGTTATGGATGAAATAATCTCTAAAAATGTGGCCACATTAGTCAAGAAGCCTAAACAAGAGCGTAAGCGAAAGATGGTAACACTATCCAAGGAAGAAGTAGAAACCTTCCTTGAGCAAATCAATGATGTCGAATGGCACGCCCTATTTAAGCTAGCATTTACTACAGGTTTACGCCGTAGCGAGATACTCGGCTTAACCTGGGATGATGTCAACTTAAAGCAAAAAACACTAACCGTCAATCAGACAGTTTTACGTATCAATGAAGTCACAACTATCTCTAAAACAACTAAAAACAGCTCGTCTAGGCGTTCTATTTCGCTTGACGATAAAACTATCACAGAGCTACTAAAACTTCGCACATGCGTCGATAAACGAAGACTAAAAGCAACGAACTGGAGAAATAACAATCTCGTGTTCCCTGGTAAGTTCGGAAGCCCTCGTGATCCGGCCAAGGTTTCTCTAAAATGTAAAAAGTTGGCCACCGCAATCGGTAGACCAGACTTTACGATGCACGATACTCGTCATACACACGCCACCTTATTATTGGAAGCCGGTGTAAACTTTAAAGTCGTACAAATGAGGCTTGGCCATTCTTCATATCAACAAACGATGGATACCTACTCCCACGTTACCCCAATTATGGAAGCCGACGTAGTGGAAAAGATTTCAAATATATTCTAATTGATGTCAAAATGATGTCAAAAGGTACCCTGATAAAAATGATGTCAAAAGAAAAACCCGCACTACTGTGCGGGTTTATTTGGTGGACCACCNCTAATTATATGCCTCTTTTATAGGAATGTAAAGAATATTTATTACATTCCTATAAAACATGTGCATTAATATTGTAACACCCAATCTTTCATGGTATTACAAGCCTCTGTAGGGAGTAAATCACTCGTTCCTACGCAGTCTTCACCACTATATAGTTGAAGTACACTATGAGTACGACTTACCTCTTTAACAACGACATGTGTTAGAGTATCCTTAGGTACACTAAATTGCAAACCGTAACGGCCAAAATAGGTAAATACAGCTTTTACAGTATCGTACTCTATATGGACTTGAAGGAATTTACCACCAGGCCAGCATGATTCAATATTTTCTTTTGATCTTGGTTTTAGAAAATCAAAAAATCCCATACTACCCTCCAATGCGCCACATTGGACGTTCTGGTTGATCCATTCCTATACCATCATGTCGTTCTTGTTTACGTTGTAAAGCACGCTCAATATGCTCAGCTAACGCCTCTACTGTAGCGCCATTTCGCACAAGGGAAACTAAATCGGCCTCATCATCACGCA